CACTTGGTCGAGTGCCAAGCCGATGATTCCAACAACATTCTCACCAACAATCCAATCTGGCCTTGCCTCTTGTATGACTCGGAGCATTTGCGGCCAGAGATAGCGGTCATCATCCTTGCCTCTCCGCTTCCCGGCGTTACTGAATGGCTGGCAGGGAAATCCCCCAGTAAGAAGAGTGACTCCTCGGTATGCCGTGCCATCGAGCGTTTTGATGTCTTCGTGGATTGGGACATTGGGCCAATGCTTTTTGATGACTGCTTGTGCGTATGGTTCATTGTCGCAGAATCCAACGGTTTCAAATCCAGCCCATCCAGCCGCAAGAGCGAATCCTCCGATACCGCTGAACAAATCGAGGTGGGTTGGGTTTTCATTCACGCTTCAACGGCCTCCCGCCAATGACATCGCTTGTTCCGTCTCTTGAGTTTGCCGTCCCCCTCAAGACATCGTAGGTGGTACTGAATCGCCCCGTGGGTTTTGCGTAGAACTTGCGCAATGGTGCAAGTGGGAATCTGGTTAGTAATCAAAGTGAACACGGCATCTCGGAGCATATCGATGGTCGCTTGGTTGCGGTTCTCTGCATAGAGTTTCGCCATCTCCTTGCCGGGGTAGCGGTCAGATAAAATGCCCTTGGCCTTTGCCTCTGAGGATGTGAAGGGTTCATTCATCGAATATGCAAGCTAGTTTGAGTCTGGTTTGAGGCAAGGGATGATTTTAAGTTGTTCATTTCTGCAAATAATACTCGGCCACCCGCTTGCCGCTGTTGGTTTGAACCGTCCGCTTCTCGATCTGATGCCCCGCCTTTTTCAAGTCGCAGATTCGACTCGCCAACCGGAAACACTTAAACCAATCGAGTGCCTCCAAAGCCGTGAGTGTGCTTCCAGATTGCAAGTGCGCTAGGATTCGAGCGTTCTGGTCGTGGCCTTCCGTCTTAACTGGGTGCGTGGTTCGCATAAATGGAAGCTCGAACTGCTCGGCCTCTAACATGGCGATCATTTGATTCCCCTCCCGCTTGACTTCCGAGCCGTGAAGTTTTTGCTTTTTGCGTTCACGATTGAGGAATGGTGACACCCCCAAGCGTTCGCAATCTCCTTTACCGTCAGTCCCGACTCATATTGAGCCTTCCAAATCCCCCATCGCTTCTGAACTGTGTTGTGGGAACGATTTCCCCTTGCCCGATAACGCCCGAAGGTTGGCCGTAGCTCCCTTGGAATGTCTAGGGGGGTGGTTGTACCCATAACTAGGTTTGCAAGCCCTTTGGAGGCCAATTCTGAGCGATTATGAGCCATCTGGGCGGTGAGTGTGCTTATGAGTTGCTCGAATTGGGCAATTTTCTCCTCGCAACACTTAACCCGGTGGATTGTGGCCGCTAAAACGAGGTCGTTCACGGACACCCCGCCTTTTCCCACGCTTCAAGCGTCTGAAAACCCATAATTTTGTAGGTTGGAGGGGATTCACACCCCGATTTGATTGGTTTCATTGGTTGGTTTCCTTTGGTTGGCTGTTGGCTGCTCCTCCGCTGACAATTTCTAGCACACGCTCTCCAATCCTTAACCGATGCCCTGCCCCCGACCTTCCATCCGTTGCTCTGGTAATAATCAAAAGCCGACTCCGCATCCGTCGGTCTCCACCCTATCTCATTTGCGAAGGCAATCCATTCAGCGTGCGTGGGGCGCAAGCCCTCTCTCTCTGTTCTAGCTTCTAGCTTCTGACTTCTAGCCTCTAGCTTCTGCCCTGTGACATTTGCTGGACATTCTCTGGACATCGGACGGACATCGGCGTGACGCTGGTGCATCTTCCTACTAGCGTCAGACTTACGCACTCGCTCATCCTTGACCATTCTGCGGGAGATTATGGTTTCTTTGTCGAAGCTGAACACACCGGAGGCGTTCAACTCGTCCATCAGTTCCATAGTCTTTTGGGGTAAAAGACCAACGATTCGGGCTATCTGTTCAGCTCTTGCTGGCTTGCCGCCGATGAGGAGATGGCCGTGGGATTCAGACTTTGCCATAAGACAAAGCATATCCACCCACAACCCCCTTGCCTCAACCGAACAAGACCGCAAAGCCTCATCGGAAAGCCAGTCACCCGGATAGAATTTAATCCACGGCAACTTCACTTCTTGGCCTTCTCCGCATCTCGCTTCTGATACTTCTTCGCTCGTTCCAGTAGCTCTTTAGTGATACGATGCGAGTAATCTAAGTGGCTGATGATGTCCTTAAAGTTTTCCACTTCTGCGTGGTTCAATCTCTTAAACAAGTCTTTTAATCTTCTACTAACCAATCCGTGAAACTCATCGACAAGGCTCAATCTTTTGACGCTCATTTTTTAATTCTCCTCCATATATCTTTTGCTAAATCCCAGAATAGGTCGGCCAGAAATAGAATGGTGAGAAAAATACTCAAGCATCCTATACCTACCACGAACAATTCCCACAAAACTTTCCCGATGGATGAAAGGAAAGTTACCATTTGGGTGCTTTCGGCCAGCTTGCCCAAAGCCAAACATCATTTTCAGAATGCCCCCAGCTTCGAGAGACAAACGAGCCATCAATGAAACGACCGACAACAACCTCACCGCCGATATCCATAAGAACTCTTTCATCGTTATGTGGTTTCTCCTTTAAGGTTTTCCAAACAAGCATCGACCACTTGGTTTCTGGAACTTCAACATCAACGGCTGACATCTCCGAGCCTCCTAATCGCAAGCACCACCTCATTTAAGATTCCGGTGATGACTGCATCTTCCGTTCCGTCTGCCAGTTGTTGCACGAGGTCGGCACATCGTTCTCTTTCGAGGTCGGCGGCCTTACTCCTCACATCGTTAAGGATGTCTTGGATAAGTTCAGAATGGGATTTCATCGGGTGTTCCTTTACTTAACGCCTCGCTCTCCAAAAAAATCTCTTGGATGATTTCGTTGCGTATGATGTCATTCTTATATGGTTGGCCGTCCTTGCCGGGTTTGAGTTCTTGTTTGCTTAACCAGTCCAAGTAGTCCAAGCCCTTATCACCGAAGGCGGCGATCTGACGAAGGGTAGAGCCTTTATACTTACCAAACTTCAATTCCATATCCCTCGGCTCTGTACCGTTGGTCTTATTAGGAGCGTTAAGTTTGGCCGTGATATCTGCCAAGTCTGCCTTGCTGATCTTTGTGGGTTCGGCTTTGGGTGCTTCCTCAAACTTCTCCGTGTTGATATCTTGGAATCCCCCATAAGGAACTTCCTCGGCTGGTGTGGTGGATAGGCTCTTGTCGATTAGGACTACGATATGGGCAAAGGCAGAGCGACAAGCCCGACTGATTGCTCTAGTCTGGCACATCGCTCGCTTGGCATATGTCGGGCGGCTTGCCCACATCGGCTCATCATCACCCAAGAACCCCTCGGCACTTGAGATTACTTGGCCGTTGTCCATTCGCTTCACTTCACCGATGCAACGATAGCCATCTTCGAGACGCTCAACATCTCTTGCACTCGCAACGCATCCGTGAGCTACTGCGATGGATTGCCAGCCCTCGACACGAACATACTTCTTATCGCCCTTGCCTATCTGCTGGGCTGTTTCCATTACGATTGCCCTACATACGCCAGCTACATCGGTAGCTTGTCGCATATAGTTTTGCACTCCGTTGGAGTGGCCTAGGCCGTGGTCATTCTTTAATACTATCTGTTCATTCATTTGGTTATTTCTCCTATTGTTTATTGTTTGTGTTGTCCGTCATCGAATACGCCAAAGCCTTCGGCGTTTTCTTTCTGTGTCTTGGGAAGGTTCAAAAACCTAAAGTCATTTCGGCTGTCGAACTCTGTATCGGGGAACGCTCCAAACACTCTCACTACCCATTCATCCGTAGTTTCATTTGGTAATTTTTTCTTGGCTGGTTCTTGATGCCAGAATGTAGGCATTTCTTCACTCATTTTTTTGTCCTCTCTTTGATGGTTTCTACTATCGGGTAAAGCCACTTGGTGCTGATGTCGTGGGAGGGTATGCGAAAAACTAGGATGCCCATCGATGAGGCAAGGTTATATTTTTCCATATCATTAAGGAATCCCGATGGCCTCGTGTGTCTGCCCCTCGTCCACACCCCGCCCTCTAGCTCGATAGCGATGCCAGAGGTTAAGAAGTCCACATAGTAATCAAACCTAAACCTTCTGCCCACGGCAAACTTGTATTCCTTCTTCAACTCCCCACCACCAAGGCTTCTCCATAGAAGTTCGAACTTGGCTGATGGGGTTAGCTTCATTTAGTTGCGCCCCACCCAATTCTTGCTAGGC